GTGGAATGCCCACCACTGGCGACGGGGTTAAGTGGGACAATCCTACTATCAACCATGATGAGATGGTTGAGATGATGGACGAGTTATGACTAGCAAGCAACTCATCAAACTTGCTAGGGCGAAGGGTTGGGTGCTTACCCGTCACGGGAGCAAGCACCACATTTTCAAACATGAGAATGCAATCAAACCTGTCACCATACCATTCCACACCCGCGACTTCGTGGGCAAGCAAATCAAGAAACAGTTACAGAGCGTCTAGACGATCTTTGAACTGTCCCCCTCACCCCCTCATGGGGGTTTTTTCATGTGTATAATCAATGAGTACCGAGGGCGACCTTATGACCTGGTTTTCTGAGCACTTGCTGAACTCAACTCACTGGATTTATATCCGACTGCTTGAGGACGCACCACGCGACAGGATCCACAAACACCTGACCCGCATTTTTGACATAGGGGTTATGGACACGATGAACTGGAGACTAGACAATCAGTGAACTGCACACCAGCACCCCACGGGGTGCTTTTTTCGTGTATAGTATAAATGTTGAGACGAGAGACCGACGCGAAGTCTGGTTACACTCCTCAACAAACCAACCCCTTTGCATTTTTCGTATGATCCGATTGGAACTGACACTAGGGCGCAATATCCCCGATGCAGGTACAGTCAACGATAGCATGATGGACCATTTTATTCGGACTGTCATCATGCCTCTCCTTGAGTTCGGTACTTTCATAGACGGCATCGGATTTTGGAAAGGCGAGGAGGAGCAATGCAAAATCCTCTACGTTGAAATGCCAGAATCAGAACTCGCTGAGATGCTGCCCAAGTTTGAGCAGATCGGGAATGCATACAAAACCATGTTTAGACAAGACAGTGTGATGATCTCACAAGTGTCTACTAACATGGTCATGCGATGACCCGACCTGCTACAATTATACAATCATCACCAAACACCATGCCTACCGCTTGCTTCGCTGTTCAACCAAGATCCTTTGGCACAATGCCAAAGAGTTTTGATCAGCACGGGTGCGAGTGGGCAACCGATATCAATCATGCATATCGGATTGCTCATGCATGGTCGGATGATGATGACGGCGCTGAGATGATCATCTGGCGTTGGGCACACGTTGGCAATGGCGATCCTATCCCATGGGTTGGCGTGAGCAGTTCTAAAACCTCCATCCCTTACGATTCTGTATGCTGAGATTGACTAACCGCATTATGGCACGGTTCAACAGGAAGATAGTCGTTTTCAAGACCACTTCCTGAACTGTCCACTATTGCACCACAGTGCTGAGATCTCCCCTATACTATGGGTATGCAAAACACAAACGCTTTCATCTGCTCTCCGAACATGACCGAGTTCTGCCACAAAATGGTAGAGCAAGAACTGAGAGAGGAGCAGATCAGACACGAAATCAGAGCGGGTCTCCGTCCTGCTCCCTCCTGTGGGCAGTGGTCCCGCTGGAATATTTCAGATCGCCATTAGGCGGTCTTTTTTACTGTTTTTCACAGTATGACAGTGGTTTGCCCCCCCTGTGGGGTTTTGCCGGGTCGCCAAGCGGGTTTGGGACTCCTACCCATTCACTAACCTACAAAAGTATCCCAACGACCTATAAATATTTCCCCACAGATAAATATCCTTAGAGGAATTTGAAAATTGAAAACACCTTTGCATGAATTTTGAAAAAATTTCCCAGCAAAAAAATGGTGTAAAAAGTCGCCTCAGCAGATAGCATTATGAAACTAAACAAACCTCCTATACGTAAAGAACACATGAAAGACGAAAAAGTAATTATCACATCAGAAACGCCGTTGGATGCAATTGGCGATCCATTGAAGCAGGATCCCATGTTTCAATTAGCAGTACAACAGCAACAGATCAATAAGATGGCAGATGTAATCCAAGAGATTGCGGAGCGTCTTGTAGGGTTAGAAGGGAAAGTAATTGAACTTGAAGGGTTAATGAGATTTCCGGATGGAGAGAATCCATTAGATAAGTATCCCGAAGTATCTGGAAGACTCGGAGTAATAGGATCATAAATGGAAGACAATTACTACAATAATGCACTGAATAATTTTGACACATTTTGTGATCAATTTGAAAGTGCTGCAGCAAAAAGATATACAGGTGTTGATAATGACAGTAGACAACCAATTGACAATGCAGAAGTACAACGAATTACTCCAACAGTTGTCAGAGAGATTGATAACGGTGGAGCAGAAGGTGTTATCATTAGAACGCCCCCAATTGATGTACAAGCCACCAGAATCGGAGAATTATCAGACGATAGCAGAGACATTGGATGAACTATACAAAGCAGTGGAGGAGTTAAGGAATGAGTGATACACCGCAAGGAATACCGGGCGTAGATTTTGTAACACCTGGTATGATTGTAGATGATAAAGCAATTGATTCACTTTCTGTGATAGTGGAGCAAGCAAATTCAAAATATCCACCAATGGTTATTGCAAGTGCTCCGCCTCCAAATTACCCTACACCACTTCCTACAATACGTACTAGTACCTACGTAGGTGCCACTACGAAACCACCTGCAGGGTTTCCAATTATGATAGTGAACCCTGTGCTACCTCCGTTGCCTGTACAGGGCACGTGGGACAATCTAATACCACCATTACCACCACCATTGGTACGTACAGGTATAACTGGTGTACAGAACCCAGCAGTACGTGGCGTATACATGGATCAGGTGTTAGTCCCTGTCAGTGGCGATGCAGTACAAGCCGTAGGCGGAGTACCTAATCCTAGGCCCTTGACAGGTTTAACAATCTATCCTACAATAATCATTGGTACTAAGAGTTAATCATGGCAAGAACAAAAGTAGGTGCATACGGCACTGCAGATACAATTGAGTCCATACCCAAGAAAACTCGTCAGGGATCTGGGAAACATACAAAGTATGCTGCGACTTCACGTAATGGTGTAAGAAAAAAGAGAAGAGGTCAGGGAAGGAAGTGAGACTGGTGAGATGACACTTGACACAACATTCAGGATAATAGGGTCATTCCTTGTTATCACTGCTTATTTTATGGTATTACATGTAAGTACATTTTATGGGGCAATGATGCATCTAATTGCAGATACAATCAGTGTCCCATATTTTGTCAGAACTAAATCATGGGATGTGGTTATTATGTTAACCTTTCTGATGATAATTTCATTTTCTAAGTTAGCTCTATGATTATCCGTGGCGCCGCCGAAGCGCCGATTCTAGTAAATAGTGGTGGGGAATTAAACCTATGAATATTAATGGAGAAAATACAATGACACATCCTGCACATTTAGATGGATCAGTAGATAAAGGTGAAGTATTCATTGAAAGTGGTATGACCCTGATTACTGAAGTTGAGAGTGAACGTCATTTTACGCGCTATAACGAACAACGTAAATTGAAAAACCAGAATAAGGACTTTATTGAACGATGGGGTGGACCAACAGAGTGTTGAATTAAGTCACTAAATAACTAGTGACATCGTATACTCTTAATGGCAACTTCTGATATATCTTTTAAAGATATTAATATCACCTTTAAGAAACATCCAATTACTGACGATGTTGTCGTCAGTAAAGATAATGCTGCTATTAAGCAAGCAATTGTTAATTTGTTACTAACTAATAAAGGTGAAAGATTATTTAATCCAAATTATGGTTCAAATATTAGAAGTTATCTATTTGAACAACTGGATTATGGTACTGCAGGACTTGTTAGGAACAGTATTATCAGAACAATCTCGGAATTTGAACCTAGAATTTCGGTTGAGTCTCTTGAAGTAATACCAAATTATGATGATAATGGTTTTGATGTTGAGATGACTTATATTATTAGAGGATCTGATGTTACACCTATCCAAGTAGAATTCTTCCTGACAAGGACGAGATAATGCCATATACCCAGTTAAACAATTTAGATTTTATAGAAATCAAAACAGCTCTCAAAGAATACATGAGAGCACAAACAGATTTTACTGATTATGACTTTGAAGGATCTGCCTTAAGTCAGATGATAGACGTATTAGCATATAATACGTATTATACAGCGTTTAACACCAACATGGTGGTGAATGAACTATTCTTAGATTCAGCGACTCTTAGAGACAATGTAGTGTCTCTGGCAAAGCAATTAGGTTATTCACCAAAATCAGTTACCGCACCAAAGGCGGTTATTAGTTTTAACATTACATTTGTTAATAATGCACCTGCTTCAGTAGTTTTTAAAGCAGGAACGGGATTTGTTACTAATTATGACAACACTTTGTATCGTTATGTGTTGAAGAACGATATGAAAGTAGAAGTTTCTAATGGTGTTGCATCTTTTGTTGATGTACCTGTATATGAAGGTGCATACATTCAAACAAAAACTGTTATTGATGGTGCAGCAAAGAATCAAAGATTTAAAATTGAAAATTCATCTGCTGATTTGGATACATTATCAATTAATGTGTATCAATCAGCACAATCATCTATATTTGATGAATTCCAATCAGGTGAAGTGTTAGATATTGGTTCAGATGATAAAGTATACTTCATTAGTGAAATTGAAGACGAGAACTATGAAATCTTCTTTGGTGATGGTGTATTAGGAAAGAAATTAGAAGATGGTCAAGTTGTTGAGATGAGTTATATAACAACAAATGGACCAGACTCTAATGGTGCAAAATCATTTACCTTTAATGGTAGATTGGAAGATGATGATGGAATAGCAGTTAGTGTTCCATTTACAGTGGGATCTGTCACACCATCCAGTAAGGCATCTGGTGGTGCAGCAATTGAAAGTATTGAGAAGATTAAGTATAATGCTCCTAAGGTATATGGAGCACAGAATAGAGCGGTTACGACGAATGATTATGCTGCTATTGTAAGGACTTTGTATCCAGCAGTTGGTGATATCATTGTTTTTGGTGGTGAGGATCAAGAACCTCCAGCATATGGTAAAGTATTCATCTCAGTGAAGCCAACACAAGCATCATCATTATCCGCATTAACAAAGAAAAACTTATACGATAAACTTAAGAAGTATACAGTTGCTTCTATAAAACCAGAATTTATTGATCCTTCTATTCTTTATGTTGAGATTAATAGTAAGATCAGTTATGATGGTACGAAAACTAATGCATTACCAACTCAGATAGCATCATCTGCGGCAACTGCAATTCAGGAGTACTTAGAGACTTCTGGAACTGAGAAATATAACGGTAAGTTTAGGTATAGTAAGTTTATTGGGGTAATTGACGGATCAGATCGTGCAATTAATTCTAATGATACTAGTATTACATTACGGAAGGATTTTTATGCTCAGATTAACGCATCAAGTTATTATGAGGTTTGTTATCAGAATGCGTTCCTGAAAGATTGCGATAATCCTGTTCTTTCTTCTACTGGTATGACAGTCTTTGAGTATCCAGAATATACCTCTTATTTGGAAGACAGAGATGGTAAAATTGTCCTATATAGACTAGATTCTTTGACTGGAGAAAAAATTCTCCTAGATGATTCTGTTGGAGTGATTAATTATGATAAAGGTGAAACTATATTATACAACTTTACGATCTTAAAAGGATCATTCTCGGACAATCGGATTGAATTGAGAGTGAAACCTGCCAATAAAGATATTGAAGTTAAACGTGAGGTTTATCTAGACGTAGATATATCAAAAAGTACATTTGTAGCATACAAAGAGTAGTGGTAGATGCTTAAGACTGCTAATAAAATCTCATTCTTAATTGAGTCCCAGTTACCAGACTTCATAAATGAAGATTATGAACTTTTTGGTAAGTTCATAAGAAAGTATTATGAGCAATTGGAATTGCAGGGACAGTCTACAGACATCATCACGAATCTAGAAACTTATCGCGATATTGATTTCTATGAGAAGAATGTACTTAAGCAATCAACTATTTTAGATGGGGATATTAGTCCTACAGATAAAACTGTTACTGTGGAGGATGCAACATCATTCCCTAAGAATGGTGGGTATATCAAGATTGGTGAGGAAATCTGTTTCTATGCAGAGAGAACAGACACACAATTTTTAGAAGTAAGCCGTGGTATTAGTGGAAATACCACATTAGGAGATCTATACACATCTAGTACTTTTGTTACTACACAAGCAAGTCCTCATGGTAATGGGATATTAGTACAAAATATTAGTAATCTATTTTTATATGCTCTTATAAAGAGCTTTGAGAAGCAATACCTTGCAGACTTTCCAGAATCATATTTGAAAGAAGGTGTTGATAAAAGAACGTTAATTAAGAATATCTCTTCCTTTTATCAATCAAAAGGAACTGACAAGTCAATCAAATTCTTATTTAAATGTTTAATTGATAATGATCCAGAACCAGAGATTGCATATCCTAGAGAATTTACATTAAAATCCTCAGAATCAAATTGGGTACAGGTTTATGCATTAAGAGCAAAGATTCTTTCTGGTGATCCAAATAATTTAATCGGGAAATATATTACTCAAAACACAGATGGTAATTATGCATCTGCTATTGTTGATAATGTAAAGTATAGCGGTACTTATGATGGTGAAGAATTATATGATATTGTATTAGAAGAAAAAAGTGTTAATGGTAAGTTTGATATTGCATTAAAGACCAAATTGACAGGTAATGTTTCAGCAACATTGAATACTGGCGATAGAGTTAATGTTTTCTCAACAATGGGTTGGGGTAAGAAAGGAACTTTCATTATTGACGATGAAACCTTCACATTTGAAGATAAAAATATAAATCAGTTTATTATTAAGAATAGAACAAGTACTGGATCATACACAGCAGGAACATCTGTTACTTATGGTGCTGATATTTCTTCTGATTCTGTTAATTTATTAGTATTTGGTGTTCTTTATGGATTAGAGAATTCTATAGAGAGTCCTTATTCAAATCCTGGAGATTTAGTAGAAATTTCTGAATCTGGATTCTTATCTAATGATATTAGAATCAACGATCTACAAAATAATCTT